AAGATGATTTCCGCACGAATGGTGGGGTAATGAATCATGAAACCATCGAAAGCATCTCGAAAAGAAAGAAACCATTTACTGTTGACTATACAGGATTTGGATGGTTATTAATTAAGAATGGTGTATTCGAGCATGAAGAGATGAAGTATCCTTGGTTCGCTCCTAAGATGCAAGTCTTTGAAAGTGGCGAAGTACAGGATATGTGTGGCGAGGACGTTTCGTTCTGCCTAGATGCGAAGGAGGCAGGTTTTGAAATCTGGTGTGATCCTCGTGTTCGTGTAGGTCATGAAAAGACTAGGGTAATCTGATGACACGTTATAATATTCTAATTGACGGTAAGGTAGCATATGAGAACCTTTCTCAGGATGAGTATTTTGACAAAATAGAGGAGTTGGCACAAGAATTCTATGAATGTGGTGTGCCTAACCCCTCTGATATTAAAACTGAATTTATTGAAGATTAATTATGGCTAAAATGAAAGTAGGTCTTTTGGGTGGTACTTATGTAGAGGCAACCCCGAAGAAGACTCGACAAGGAAATGGTAAGCATACAAAATACTCTGCCACTTCTCGCAATAAAGCAAAGAAAAGAACTAGAGGGCAAGGGAGATGAATCAATCTCCCTTTATTAATGACCATATAGATCATGGTAACTTTATATCTGAATATCAATGTAATATTGATTGTCAACAGTATATTGATTACTTTGAACAGATGACTGAAACAGGGGGTTTAGTACAACCTCGTTTAAATCCCCTACAGATGAAAGACAGTTCAATCTATGTTCATAACCATATTCATGATAATATCATGTTTCAGGTGTATAATGATTGGAATCGTCTCTCATGTGAGGCATTACAGCACTATATGTCCAAGTATGATGTGCTAAGAACAAGAGATTTTGAGCATAAAACGTGTAAAATACAAAAAACTAATCCATCTGAAGGGTTTCACCAATGGCATTATGATGGTGATGGTAAGGATTCATACTCTTCTTTTAGGCAATTAGTAGTAATGATCTATCTAAATGATAATTTTGAAGGTGGTGAGACAGAATTTTTATATCAACAAGAAAAAATTGCTCCAAAAGAGGGAAAATTCTTGATTTTTCCTTGTAGTTGGCCTTGGACACACCGTGGAAACCCTCCAATTGGCGGTTCAAAATACATAATTACCTCTTGGGTCGAAGAATTTCCTCAAAATTCTCATAGTTTTAGTGAATAGGTATAAATAAAGTGACATAATACTAAGTTTGCTTTGCCTACAGTAATAAAACGTCAATCTCAGGTTTTTAAAGACATTAGTTTATCCTTTAAACCGCATCCTATTACAAAGGATATGCCGATTTTAAAGAATGAACGTGCTATTGCTAGGTCTGTGCGTAATTTAGTTGAGACAATACCTACAGAAAAGTTTTTTAACTCTCTTTTAGGTACGGATATTCGTGGATCTCTGTTTGAATTGTATACAAATACGACTCGTACAGTAATTAACGATCAAATTCGTACTACTATAGAAAATTTTGAACCTAGAGTTGATAATGTTGAGGTAGAAGTTAACGGAAAACCTGATGCCAATACTCTAGAAGTCATAATTTATTATGATATTGTGGGTATGGAAGTTCCTCGTCAAGAATTTACATTTTTATTAGAACCAACTAGGTAAGATAATGCCATTTACACAATTTACCAACCTAGATTATGATCAAATTAAAACTGAGATAAAAAATCACCTTGCTTCAAACACAAATTTCACTGATTTTGACTTTGAAGGGTCTAATTTTTCGGTTTTAATCGATATTTTAGCGTATAATACGTATATTAACTCATTTAATGCGAATTTGGTGGCAAATGAGTCATTTTTGGACTCTGCAACCGTAAGAGAGAACGTTATATCACTTGCTCGTAACATAGGATACGTTCCTAGATCAAAAACAGGAGCAAAAGCATCAGTTACATTCACTGTTGAAATTGATGATCCTAAGATTGGTGAACCAGATCAGATACCTTTTATTACATTAAATCCTGGTTTAGTGTGCATTGGTACTGTAAATGACACATCTTATCGTTTTTCAGTCTCAGAAGCAACAACAGCGAACCTTTATACCAATAATGGTAAGAGATATGCTGATTTTTCCGTAGATATTGTTCAAGGAACACTTATAAATGGTGCTTTTTTAGTAAATACTAACCAAGATCAAAGATTTATACTTGGAAATAGTAATATTGACACTTCTACCATTGTAGTCAATGTAAAACCTACAAATATTACTGGTACAGGTAGAGAATATAAAAAAGTTGATAATATTTTAAACTTAAACAAAGATTCAGAAATCTTCTTATTACAAGAAGTTCAGGATGAAAAAATTGAATTGTTGTTTGGTGATGGATTCTTTGGTAAAAAGTTAGAAACAGGGGATCAAATTAATGTTAGATACATTATAACTGATGGTACAGAGGGTAATGGAGCACGATCCTTTGATTTTGCTGGTACTTTTGTCGACCACAATAACGTTCCCATCAAACCTAACACAGTTGTTACAGTAAATACCGTTGTAAGTGCCTCAAATGGTTCTGAGAACGAGAATTTATCATCTATTAAGTATTTGGCTCCTAGACTATATTCGGCACAATACAGGGCGGTTACGCCAAGGGATTATGAGGCAATAATACAGACAATTTACCCTGCAACGGAGTCTGTTGCTGTTGTTGGTGGTGAAGAATTAGACCCTCCACAATTTGGTAAAGTACAGATTAGTATTAAACCAAGAAATGGTACTTATGTATCTGATTTTGATAAACAACAAATCAAAAATAAGTTAAAAAGTTATGCTATTGCTGGTATAAATTCCGAAATTGTTGATCTTAAGATACTATATGTTGAAATAGATTCAACAGTCTATTATAACACATCACAAATTACAGATGCTGCTAATTTACAAGCAAATATTTTAGATTCTCTTACCACATACTCTAATAATGTCGACATTAATAAGTTTGGTGGCAGATTTAAATATAGTAAAATTAATCAGTTGATTGATAGGGTTAATGAAGCAATCACTTCAAACATTACAACAGTAAGAATTAGAAGAGATTTAAAAGCATTAATCAATCAATTTGCTCAATATGAGTTATGTTTTGGAAATCGTTTCCATATTAACCCTGAAGGATTTAATATTAAGAGTACTGGATTTAACATTTCAGGTTATAGTAAAACTGTTTATTTGACTGATATTCCTAATACAAACGCTAATGGTAAATTAGACGGTAGTGACAAGGGTGTTATTTGTATTGTTTCTAAGGATGACAAGAATGAAATGAAGATTGTATCTAAAGATGTTGGTATAGTAAATTATAAAAAAGGTGAAATTATCTTAAATACTGTCAATATTACTTCTACACTTGCTCTAAATAACTTGATTGAGATACAGGCATTCCCAGATTCTAATGATGTAATTGGATTGAAGGATTTGTACCTGAGTTTTGACGTTTCTAATAGTAAGATAAATATGGTTAAGGATGTAATTGCATCGGGTGAAGACGTATCAGGCGTTGTATTCTCAAGAGATTATTACACATCAAGTTATTCTAACGGAACAATAGAAAGAAAGTAGAATGAGCATAGAATTTGAGAAAAGAGTTCAGGTAAATAAGATTTTAGAAAGTCAGCTTCCCGAATTTGTGGTTGCTGATTTTCCATTAGCTGTTGATTTTCTAAAAACTTACTACAATTCTTTAGAATATCAAGGATCTGCTGGTGATATAATAGAAAACTTTGATCGATATATCAAAGTTGATAATTTAGTTCCTGAAGTTATTACAGGTTCCAGTACCTTAGTTGATGGAATTAGTGATAGTTCAACAACTATTACAGTTGATTCTACTAAAGGATTTCCTGCTGAGTATGGATTATTAAAGATTGATGATGAAATAATAACATATACAAGCAAAACAACAACATCTTTTCTTGGTTGTATACGTGGTTTTAGTGGAGTAACCAATTATAAAACTAGTATAGAGTCGACAATACAGAATGTCAATAAAGAAACTTTAGAATTTAAGGATACTAATGCTGCTTCCCATACATCGGGAACTAAAATCACTAATCTTAGTGTACTATTCTTACAAGAATTTTATAGAAAATTAAAGAAAACATTCTTACCTGGTTTAGAGGACAATGAATTTGCTTCTGGTATTGATGTTGGTAATTTTATTAAGGTTGCTAGATCATTTTATCAATCAAAAGGTATATCTGAGTCTGTAAAAATTCTTTTTAAAGTCTTATTTGGTAAGGATGCTGAAGTTTTAGACCTTGAAGAACGCCTAATTAAACCATCAGGTGCTGAATATATTCGTAGAGAAGTTATAATAGCAGAGAAAATAAGTGGAAATCCTTCCAATTTGGTTGGACAAACAATAACTAAGTCTACAGATAGTCAAACAAGTGGATCTGTATCCGAAGTTGAGATATTAACAAGAGATAGAAAAGAATATTATAAAATTTCATTATTTGTTGGATTTAGTGATAGAGATTTAATCGAAGGTACATTTACAATACCAGGAAAATCAAAGGTATTGGAATATGTTACTGCTGGATCGGAGATAATATCAGTAGATTCTACGATTGGGTTCCCAACATCAGGAGATTTTGTTGTTGATGGTAATATTATTACATATTCCTCCAAATCAATTAATCAATTTTTTGGATGTACTGGTGTAGATAAAAATATTGAAATAGCATCTGATTTAAGATCAACAGAAACTATTTTTGGTTATGAAAATGGAGATATTAACAAAAAGTCTGAATTAAGAATTACTGGTGTTTTATCTGAATTTGTACCTGATGGTGATATTAGTCTAATAAGTGAAGGACAAGAGATATATGTTAAGAATTTAGGTGAAGTTATTACAAATCCAGTAGAAAGTGTTAATAAGACATTTAAACAGGTTTTCGCTAATTCTTGGGTTTATAATACTAGTTCTAGGTATCAAATTAACGGATTTATCGATGCTGGAGATACAACATTTGAGTTAGCAAGTGAAATTGATAAATCAAGTTTAAAAGAAGGTGATAGTTTTGTTATTTTAAGAAGAAATACACAAATTGAGGTTGGTGGCGGTCAAATTACACAAATTGATCTACCTAATTTAATACAAACAAATAGAATTTGGTTAGATGAGTCTTTAGATCCTAATCCAAATGCTTATTATGATATAAGAAGGGTTCTTAATAAGGCATCAGCAAAAAATACTGGAATTGGAATTACTTACGGTAATAATAAAGTATTATCTGACGTATTAAATGTTTATACTAAAGACAATGATTATGGTTATGTTGCTTCAAATTCACTTCCAAGTTATGAAATAGATGCCGAATCGATTGTAAACACTATTCCAACTGGTGAAGAACCATTTTTAACCAGTCCATCTAAAACGGATCCCTTAACAAACTATCCAATAGATTTCTTAGAGTTTACTTTCCCAACTGAGGTTAAATTTAACAGTGGTGATGCTGTTGTCTATAGAGCAGGAACAGGAACAACTGAACCTACTTTACAGACAGGAACAGGAACAACCATTGGGTTACAAAATAATGGGGTTTACTATGCTGGTGTAGGTACAGATAGAAGAAAGGTTAAATTATATCAATCAATAAGTGCTATTGATTTTGGAAGTCCAATAGGATTTAACTCAACACCTGCTAATGGCGTATCTCATAACTTATATCCAGTATCAACTGATAATAAAAAGATAAGAGATAATAGAACTCTTCGTAAGTTTAATCTATCTCAAGATTTAAACGTCAGTGCTAAAGAAGAAGAACCAGTTAATGATATTGGATTGTTGGTTAATGGTGTTCAAATAAGATCATGTATTTCTGATGATAAGATCAATTATGGTCCTATAGAGAATATAGACATCTTTAATGGTGGATCTGGATATGATGTTGTTAATCCACCTAAGGTTGTTATAGAAACCCCAGTAGGTGTTGGTACAAATTTGGTTGCTCAATACAATACAACAGTATTGGGTGCTGCTACTACAGCGTTATGTGAACCAGTTATTAGTGGAACAGTAAAAGAAATAATTGTAGATGAGCAGAATTTTGATATTGATAGAATAATATCAGTCTCACTATCTGGTGGTAATGGTACTGGTTGTTTGTTGGAACCAATTGTTGGTCCAAGATTTAGGGAAGTACAGTTTGATAGTCGTGATATATTCTTCTCAGGTGGTTTAGATATTCAAGAAGAAACAATTACATTTAAAGGTGAGCATAATTTTATAGATGGGCAATTAATATACTATAACAGTAATGGACATGATCCTATAGGTATTACTGCCTTTAAAGAAGCAAGTACTACTGTTACAGAATATCTTACTAATGGAGCACCTTATTATGTTAAAGTTTTAAATCCATCAAGAATTAGATTATTTAAAACTCCAGACGATGCCTTACATGGTGTTGCTGGTATTAATACTATAGGATTCTCAACAGCAACTACTGCTGCTGGTATTCATAAATTTAGAACAACATCTAAGAATACTTTGAGATCTATTAAAGTATTATCTTCAGGATCTGATTATCAGTATAGAAAATTACCAGTTCAACCTTCAGGAATATCTACTTCTTATGACACTATAAACTTTAAAAATCATGGGTTTAGAGATAATGATCTTGTAGAATATACTACAATGGTTGGTATGGGTGTAGATTCTCCTACAACTATTGAAGGATTAGATACTTCTCTTTCTTATAGAGTTGTTAAAGTTGATGAAAATTCCTTTAAATTAACACATCCTGAAGACTATTCAAGAAGAAAGTATGTTGATTTAAGATCTACTGGTACTGGATATCAGGTATTTAAATATCCAGATATTAGTGTAAGTGTAGAAGCTACTTCAGATAATAATATTGCTGTTGATTTTACAAATTTAGTAACACCTATCGTTACAGGTGAAATAATTGGAGCATATGTTTATGAAAAGGGCAGTCATTATGGATCAAGAGTTGTTAATCATAAGTTAAAGTCTGGTATTTCTATTCAAAATGGTAGAGATGCCGAAGTAAAAGCTTTTGTTGAGAGTGGAGAAATAAAGGACGTTTTTGTTCTTAATAGAGGTAAGGAATATAATTCTCTACCAGAATTAGAGATAAGTGGACCTACTGGTAGTGGTGCACAATTAAAACCAATAATTAATAATGGTCAATTAGTTGATGTTGTTGTTATTAATACTGGTATTGGATATTCTGATACAAGTACAAATGTATTTGTAAATGCTAGAGGTCATAATGGATTGTTAGATGCTAGAGTAAGAGAATTATCTATTGATAGAGTAAATCATGAGAATACTCTTGGCAATTATCATTTAGCAGAAGATCCAACTACATGGCAATATGATGAAGAGAATAAAAAGAGATTAAGTGATAATCCAGATACTGTAACATTTAATATTAGTGCTTATAGTAAGCATTTAGCAGAACATTTTAATGATGTAGGAGTTGATGTTGCTGCTGGAATTGGTACACATTCTCCTATTATTGGTTGGGCATATGATGGATGTCCAATTTATGGACCATATGGATATTCTGATCCTGATGATATTGGAGAAGTTAAGCGTTTAGTTTCTGGATATGTTAAGGATATTGATTGGTTTGATAGACCAGATGTTCCTGCTGGATTCTTTGTAAATGATTGGAGATACAATGCTAACGGTGATTTAGATAAACATAATGGAAGATTTTGTAAAACACCAGAATTCCCTAATGGAATATATGCTTATTTTGCTACTTTAGATAGTGATAATATTACACCAGTATTCCCATATTTTATTGGTAAAACATATAGACTACCATTAATTCAGGAAAATATTTCATTAGATCAATCTTTTGATTTTAATGCCTCTGGTTTATCTAGAAATACATTCCCATATAAAGTAAATGATCGATTTGCAGATAATGATTTCTTGATTGAGTCTAATGAGATTATTAAACAAAAATCTGTTGTTGAATCAGTAACTAGAGGTGTTGTTGATAGTTTCCAAGTTTTAGATGGTGGATCAAAGTATAAAGTTGGGGATTTTACCACTTTTGATAATACTGGTACTAATGGTACTGGTGCTAGAGGAATGGTTGATGAGATAGTTGGTATTGGTGTTTCTAGTATTAAGACTGAGTTAACTAAATTTGAGAATGCTATTTTGGTTTGGCAGAATGAGAATGAAATTGAGGCTCATTTCCTACCTTCACTACCATTAAATGATGAAGATACAGTATTGATTTCTGGTCTTAGTACATCAAATTATAGATTAAATAATTCGTTTAAGGTTGGTATTAGTACGAATATTATTGGATTAGCAAAGACAATGAATGTTAATAATAGTTCTGCTGGAACTGTTGAAGACATTTATGTGAATGAAATACCAAATACAGTTTCTATTGGTGGATCTATTCAAATTGGTAGTGAGATTCTTAAAGTTTTAAATCTTTATGATCTAGAGAAAATTATAAGAGTTAAGAGGTATGGAACTGGTATTGGACATACTTATGGTTCTAATATTGATGTATTAAACAATCGTATTACTATTCCTGTTAAGACTGATTATTTTGAGTCTAAAGTTAATCAAATTGAATATTTTAATCCAAAAAATTCAGTTGGATTAGGAACTACTAGTGGATCTAGTTTAGATTATACTTATGGAGAAATTAGTCTTGAAGTTCCTGTTCCACCACAAACAATATATGTACCAAATCATCCATTTACAACAGGTCAAAAGGTTAAATTAAGAAAACCATTAGCACAAGCATCTTTCCTTGTTGGTAGAGATGATGATGCATCAAATCAGTTTTATATCCCAAATCAGTCTAGTGGTGTTAGTGATTTATATGTTATTGATAAAGGTACAAATCATATAGGACTTGCTACAAATGCTGGAGCAGCAAAAACAGAAGCTGGATTATATTTCTTCGGTAACGGTAGTAATGATTATGAATATACACTTGAATCTGATCATGAGCAATTAACTGCTAATATTGATAGGATTGTTTCCACAGTTATTACTGAAATAGGAGCAGCAAATACAACAACTCATGGATTACAAAATAATGATCTGATATCACTAAATGTTATACCTAATGTTGTTGTTGGATTGGGATCCACTGCTCCAGTAACAGTTAGTTACAATAAAGAACATGAGAAATTATTAATTAATACTGTAATTTTTGAAGCATCAGACATTGATATTCTTAACAATTCCATAACAATTAATAATCATGGGTATAAAACTGGTGACAAACTATTCTATGATAGCGATGAAATAGCTTCTGGATTAACTACTGGTGGTTATTTTGTACATGAAATAGATTCAAATAAGTTTAATTTATCTGAGACATATAAAGATTCTGTATCAACACCACCAAATATTGTTAATATTACTAGTGATGGTGGTAATAAGCATGAAGTTTCTCTAATTAACCCACAAATAACAGTTGTTAAAAATTCAAATTTAACATTTGGTTTATCAACTAGCAGTTTAGATGGGTTTAATTTTAAACTATTTTATGATAAAGGATATAAAAATGAATTTATTAATGCTGGTGTAGCAGGAGAAACATTCAGTGTTTCTGGAGTTGGAACAGTTGGTTTAGGTACAACAGGTGGACAGATTTTTGACTTTGGTGGAAATATTGTAGGTGCTGCAGTATCAATAGGATTCTCCACAGCATTGCCATCCGTAATGTATTATGCTTTAGAAAAGGGTGGTTATATTAGTACAACAGATACTAGTGTTCTTAATTATTCTCAAATTAAGTTTGTAGATAGTAATTATAGTGGTGATTATAAAGTATTTGATGTTACTGACGAAACATTTAAGATTTCACCAAGATCAGTTCCTGAAGTTTTGACGTATGAGAAGGATCAATGTGATGTTATTGAATATTCTAGTAAATCTGAAACAGTAGTTGGACCTATAAAGAGTGTTAAATTAATATCAGAAGGTTTTAGTTATAAGAGTGTACCTGGATTTACTTCCGTAACTAGTTTACAGGGTGAGAATGCTAATGTAGTAGCTTTGTCTACTTCTATTGGTAAAATTAATCAGATAAGAATAATTGATTTTGGATTTGAATATTCATCAGATAAAACATTAAGACCAGAAGCGTTTATTCCACCAGTTGTTAGGATAGACGATTTAGATCAAATTGACGAAGTTGAAGTTGTTGATGGTGGTCTTGATTACCTAAGTTCTCCAGATTTGATTCTTTATAATCCAGAAACTGATGAAGTAGTTGATAGAACCTCATTAACTGCTAATGTTCCATATCAAAGTATCACTGGGGTCAATGTAATTGCTCCTATTAAAGGTTTAGATTCAGTAACTCATAGAGTTGTTGCTGTCAATAATTCTAATGGTATTGGAATAGTTTCTATGACCACTAATGGAACAGTGGCTAGATGTGTTATGGAAACACCTATTAATGGATATAATGAGTCTCCATTTAAAGAGGGTGATGAAATTTTTGTTGAAGGTATTCAATTATTTGGAGAATCTGGTATTGGAACACAACAATCATCAGCATCTGGTGTAACTATTGATCCTAATTGGACTGGTTATAACTCTGAAAATTATAAGTATCAATTCTTTAAAGTTAAATCTTATCAAGCAATAAATCCAGATGTTCTTGAATTTGATTTAATTGGAGTAAGTACAAATCCTGGAATTGCTAAAACATATCAATCAGGATATGCCAATATTATAAACAGATCTAAGTATCCTACTTTTGCTCCTGTTCAAAAAAGAGCTAGATTCGCACTTAATGAAACTATTTTAGTTAAAGAAGGACTAGATTTTGTAGAGAAAAATATTTTTGTTGTTGAATCTAGAGAAGATTTTATTAAAATTGATGGAATAGATGAACTGAAGATAGGTGATAGAATTACTGGATCTTCTAGTGGTACTGTTGCTACAGTAACTGGATTTATTAATAATAAGGCTAAATTTAGAGTTGATTACTCTAATAGACAGGATTATGGTTGGTTAGATAATACTGGCAAATTGAGTGAAGATTTCCAAGTAATACCAGATAATGATTATTATCAGAATCTTTCATATTCTATTAAGAGTGAAAAAACTTGGGATGACTTTGTTGATCCAGTCAATAGGTTAATACATCCAGCAGGTCTTAAGAATTTCTCAGATACTATAATAGAAAATAAAGTAAGTGCTGTTGGTATGGGAACTACTCAACCTGTAGTATCTTCTATTGTTCTTGATATTACTTCTGAAAGAAGAGTAGATACCATTAATTATTTTGATCTTGCTAATGATTATGATGTGAGAGATGATATTAATTCTAAGTTTGTTAATTTTAGAAATAAGAGATTAACCGATTACACTAAATGTAGAACAAATAGGGTTATTATTCATGATGATATTAGTGGTAGATTCTCAAGTAAAGGTAGTCAAGATCTATTCACGGAAATAGAAGAAATTAATACAAATTATGCAAAATATTTGGTACAGATTATAGATCCAGATACATTTGATACTCAATTTAGTGATCTTATAGTATTAACAAGCACTGATAATGCTTTCATATTAGAAAAAACATCCGACTTTACTAATATAAAACTTGGTGATTTTTCTGCTGATGTTGATAACTTCAATAGAAAAACTTTAAACTTTACTCCTACTGAAAAATTTGAAAAAGATCATGATCTTAAGATTATTAAAACATCGTTTGGTAGTGATTTAGTATCTTCTGGTACTAAAGAATTTGGATCTGTTGATTTGATAGGTAAAAATGTTGATGTTGCCATTGGTAGAACTACATTTACTGGAAGTATAAGTGGAACAACATTAACTAGTGAGGATTTTGATTTAACATCAGTATCTAAAGTTGGTATTGGAACAACTCTAACTGGTCCTGGTATTGAAGAAGGAACAGAAATTGTAAGTATTGACAGTACTCATACTGCAACTTTAAGTAAGAGTAATACACGTCCATCTACCAATAATCTTGGATTCATGGACGTTACTATAGGTAGGAGGGCAATTCCATTAGGAGTTACTACTACAACTATAGCAGAATTTTCACATACAGACTTCAATGCTTTCTATGCTAATTCAATTATAAAAGACAAAGTTACTGGCGAATTAGATTATAATGAACTTATCATAAATTATGATGGAGAAAGTACATATATTTCTGAAATATATGGAGATGTTTTAGATGTTTCATTCAGTAGTAGCGATTTAAGTAAAGTTGGTATATTAACAACAAAGGTAGAATCGGGAATTATTTCTTTTGATTGTATTAATGATAGGAACTCAGCATTAGTTGTTAGTACAAATATTGTTGGACTTGGTACGACTACTGCTGGTATAGGAACATACAGATTTAACGTTCCAGGTCAACCAGAAGGATCTGAAAGAACCCTTAGATACGAATCTTCATATTCTAGTGGTAAGGGTTCTTCAGGGAGCATACAACCAATAATGGTAACTAAACCACTTGTTATAGAAAATGACAGTACTGTCAAATCTCTTATAAGGGTTTCTTGTGGAACTACTTCTGCCATTCATCAAGTTATTGTTATACAGGATAGGAATAATGATGCGGTAACAGTTCAATATCCACACGTTTCTGTTGGAACAGATAGTGGTATTGGAACTTTTGGATCAAATACTGCTGGACAAAATCTTGAGTTTTTATTCTACCCAGATCAAGAATTTATTGATACTGAAGAATTAATCGAAGTTCAGGCATATAATGAAGTATTCAGTACTTTAAATGACTTTGAGAATGAACCAGATATTCTAGAGTATGGTCCAGTTTCTAGTGATTTAATATTAGCATCATATGATGGTCCTAATGGTACTAGAGGAAATAAGGTTAATTTTGATCTTAAATTTGAAGGAACACCAATTTACTTTAAGAGATTTAATCCAGCAGATCCAAATACTGTTTCTACAACTGTTGGTGGTGGAACTACATTAACAATACCAAACCATTTCTTTAATGATAATGAAGAGATAACATATAAAGAAGCCTCAACATTTATAGGTGTTGCTCCAGTAGCAATAGGAATCGCTGCTACTATGGACAATAGTGGGTTTGTTCAAACAACAATGCCATCTACTGTATATGTTAAGGCATTGGATCCAGATAAGATTCAGTTGTTTAGTAGAAAAGAGTATGTAAGTGCTGATGATGCTATTCCAATAACATTTACTAATTCGGGTCAGGGTAATGCCCATAAACTTGAGATGACAAATAAATTGAGTAAAACTGTTATTGGACTTGATGGTATTATTCAACAACCAATTACATATACTTCAATTAATCATAATCTTCCAGCAACAATTGGTATAGGTCTTTCTCAGTTCTCTTTGAGTGGAATAAGTTCCGTTCAACCAAGAGATGTATTAAAGATTAATAATGAATATATGAAGGTTGAAGAAGTTGGATTTGGTACAGATCTTGTAGGAACAATTAATTCAGTTGATGGAACAATTCCTCTTGTTAAAGTTAAGAGAGGATGTTTAGGATTACCAGAAGAAATTCATGTTGCCAACAGTAATGTTCAAGTTTATAGAGGATCATTTAATGTTGTTGATAGTACAGCATGGTTCTTAGATGCTCCAAAAGGAAATACTAGAACAAGAAGAAGTGAAACAAATCTTCCCTATGTTAAAGCAGAATATAGTGGAAGAACTTTCTTAAGATCAAATTATGATACAAATATGATATTTGATGATCTTTCAGATTCATTTACTGGAATTGGAAGAACATATACTCTAACTGTTGGAGGTGCTAATACATCAACAGGTGTTAGTGTGGGTAATGGTATTTTATTTGTTAATGGAGTATTCCAAACACCTTTAACTCTTAACAACTTAGGAAATAATTATGAGATTGTAACAGATACTACTGCTGGAATTTCTAGTGTTGTATTTACTGGTATTAGTTCTGAAAATGGACAAAAGATTCAATCTGAATTTGATATTAATCAAAACCAAATTCCTAGAGGTGGATTAATAGTTTCTTTAGGATCAACAGTTGGACGTGGTTATGCTCCTTTAGTTGGTGCTAGAGTTCATCCTAAGTTGGTTAATGGTACTATTGGTAGTATTGTTGGTGTTGGAACATCAGTTGGACCTGTTGGTGGTGGTATTCAAACTGCTCATTATGACCATAGATCTGGAATTATGACAGTTACTACTAATACTGGACATGGATTTGCTTTAGGAACTCCTGAATCAGTTAAAGTAGAAAATATGTGGATGGATTGTGAGGTACAACATGCTGGAATAACAACTAATGTTTTCCAAGATACTGATAGACCTTTACAGTTAGTTGGAGTTACATCTGAAAGAACATTTGAAGTATTTGCTGGTATTTGTACTATTCCTCATAATTATTTCAAGAATGGTGAAGTTTGGGCATATTATGATGAATTAACATTCGGATCTGGTTATCGTGATCCAGTTTCTATTGGTGTTACAGATATTAATTATCTCCATAAGTTTGTAAGTTCAACCAATAATTCTATTACAGCATACACTGGATCCTTTATGGGTGAATCATTTACACCTACTAAGGCAGATTATAATTCTGTTACTGGTGATTTGTTATTAACTATTGATGGAAGTCATACAATACCTGCTCCTGTGGATTATAAGGTTAATTATGCAGAGTATGATTCTATTGCTGGTATTATGACTGTTAGTGCTGGTAAACATTACGATGTTAGTGGTGCTGACTATAATCCACAAACAGGTGATATGGTATTGAATATTGGTAAGCATTCATTAACTACAACTAACAAAGTTAAGATTGCTCCAAATTCATTAACATTTAGTTGTGAATTTGGTGGTACTGCTGCTGAAAAGACATATCCTAGATCATCTGGAACAGGTAATCCTGCTGGTGGTCCTGATCCAGCATACGATACGTTTATATCAATCACTGCTGTAGATACTGATGCTGGTACGATTACTGTAAATGTATTGTCAACAATACCTTCTACTAATGTGGATGATCATACATTTGTAAGTGCTCTTCCTGGTGCTGTATTTGTTCCACATAAGTTTACTAATAATGAACAGGTTAAATTTGATGATAATTCAATCACATTTACCTGTGCTATGGATAATAATGGATCAGATCATACTTATCCAAGAGTAACCGATCCTGCAAGTAATAAGTGGTTACTTGTATCCAGTGCGACAGATACTCAATTTGAAACAAATGTTGGAACAAGTCCAATTGTTGCTTATACACCAACGACAGGAACTACATATGATCCTAATACTGGATTAATGGTTCTTGAGATAGGACCACATACTATAAAATCAGGAACAAGTGTTAGATTAGAGGAAGAATCTATTAAATTTAGTTGTGGATTTGGTGGTGCTACTGGTACGGCTGCTGAAAAATCATATCCAAGATCTAATGGTAATGATCCATATTATAATACAGCAATTACTGTTCAGGCAACTACTGATACTACAATAACATTACAAGTATTAACTACTATACCTTCCACAAATACAGATCCTCATACTTTTGTAAGTGCCACTGCTGGTGCTGTTAAATCTGGAGGTTTCTACGAACATACATTTAAGAGTTCTACTGATAATGGAATGTCAGGAACCAAGTCATTGAAGATTGCTCAGGGTGGTTTAACCTTTAGATGTTCTAAAGATGCTGATATGAGTTTACATCCATATCCAAGAACAACTGATCCAGCATATGATACTTATCTACCAATAACATCAGTATCACCAAATACATTCATGACTAATGTTGGTCCTGGTGGTGGTGCTGGTACTGGTGCTGTAGTAACTGCTAGAGTTGCTTATAATGATCATAAGTTTGTTAGTTCTTCTTCACCAATTTCATCAAGCAATGGTGGAACATTAACTATAAGTGATGCCAAATATGATCCTGCTAGTGGTATTATGACAGTTACCACAAATTCTAATCATGGATTTGGTGTAATGGAAACCCATACAATAGAAAATGCTGTTTATAATCCTAATGTCGGAATTGTTACTATAACCACAGATACACAGCATGGATTTAGTAATGGTGATTATGTTAAGATTGAGGAAGAATCTTTAGTATTTAATTGTTCAAAAGACAATTATTTAAGTGAACACGCTTACCCAAGAAAAGGTGATCCAATTCACAATAAATGGGTACAAATTTCAAATAAGACTGACTTTAAGTTTGAAATTCAATGTTTAACAAACATACCAGCTTCAGATACATCATTACATAATTTTGTACGTGCTAAGGATAATCAACTAAGAAAAGCAAATAGTCATGTTCAGTTTGTTGCTAATACACTTACATTTACATGTAACCAAGATAGTCATAGAACAACACATGATTATCCAAGAACAACTGATCCAATTCATAATAGACCTGTAGGTATTGAAGAAATTCCATCTAATACATCATTTACAATAAATGTTGGTAAATCTCCTGCAGGAACTGGTGGATCATTAGAATTTACTATTGAAAATAGTGGATCGGGTTATGTTAATCCTGAAATTATCGTTCCTCAACCAGTTTATGAGAATATGCCTGTTGTTGGTGTTTCTAGATTAGGGGTAGGTAAGACTACAGACACTGGTGTTAATTTGCTTCTTGATTTAAAGGTAGGTGCTGCAAAAACTACTGTAGGTATTGGATCTACATTGTTTGAGATATCTGAATTTGATATAGCAAGAGATGGACATTCCTTTAAGATTGGTGATAGATTAAAACCAATTGGTTTAGTACCTGCAATTGGACTACAGGAACCACTTCAAGAATTTGAATTAAATGTTGTTGAAGTCTTTAATGATTATTTCTCAGCATGGCAATTTGGTGAAATTGATTTCATTGATGATATTAGATTAATGCAGAATGGTAGGAGGAGAAGATTCCCACTATTCTTTAATGGTCAGTTATTGAGTTTTGAAACTGATAAGAATGAAGCATTATCAGAATCTATAGATTTAAATGCTGTTCTTCTTATATTTGTAAATGGAGTATTACAAACTCCTGGAATTGCTTATCAGTTTGAAGGTGGAACAACATTTACATTTACTGAACCACCAGATTCTGGTGATAAAGTGGATGTATTCTTCTATCTTGGTCAAAGAGGAGTTGATGTTGAACTTATTGATATTCAAGAAACAATTAGACCAGGTGACCAAGTTAGATTACATGGTCATCCTAGTTTGGGTGAAGAAACTTTCCCTCAAGATAAAGATAGAGTTGTTAAAGAGATATTAACATCAAATTTAGTTGAGACTAACATATATTCTGGACCAGGTATTGATGAATTTAATGATAGACCAATTGAATGGATAAAACAGAAAACGGATCTTAGTATTCAAGGATCATTAGTTGTTAAGTCTAGAGAATCTATTGAACCACAAATATATCCTACAGCAAAGATTATTGCTGATGTGGAAACAAATACTGGTACACAACAAAATGGTGGAATATTTGTAGATGATGCTGAAGCATTCTTCTATGAAGAAGGTCCAATAAGACTAGATCCTCAAGATAGGTATTCTGTTAATATTGCTGCTGTTGATGCTTTAATGTTACCTGGATCTACTAAATCCGATGGAACTGAAGTAAAAAGACCTGCAGGAGCAACAGCAACTATAGAACTTAATAGTTTAGCATCTATTGGTAATACTTCGCAGTATAAGATAGATTCAATATCAGTTACTGATGGTGGATCTGGATATACAGTTGCTCCTACTGTTAAACTTCCTGATCCAGATGGATTATTTACTGGTGGAGCAAATAATGTATGGGCAGGTACTGGAGTAACTGCTACTGCTACAGCAAATATTGTTGATGGATCAGTTGTTAGTATTGATATTACAAATCCTGGTTTTGGATATAGTGGAATATCAAGTCATTATGCAAGTTGGCCAATACAGCCTCAAGTTCTTATTGAGAGTCCACAATATGAGTCGGAGAAAATAACATCTATTAGCAATGTTCAGGGTTTCTCTGGAATTATTACTGGTATAAGCACAACTACTGGTACTAACAATCATCCTCTTGCTATTAAGTTCTTCTTCCAAGCGATTGGAAATTATTCAGTTAGTGATTTGTTAGTTGGTTATCCTGTTATGATTAAGGATACTAAGATTGGTGATGGAATTATTTCAGTTGATAGTCATGATACATCCATAGTTGGTATTGGTACATCATTTGCTGATAACATTTATAAAGTACATGATATAGAAAGTTCTGGTAGAACAGGTGAAATTACATGTAATATATTGAGTACAACTAATCATGTAGGTTTAGCTTCAACTGGTGGTTTCGATCAAACTAATATTGGAATAACAACCAGTTTGGGTAGGTTGTCATGGGGTAGACTATATAATGCTACTAGAGATTCAAATCCCATTTCTATAGGTGTAACTGGTTTCACTGTTGATGTTGGATTATCATCATTCCCAACAATCCAAAGGAAGAATTATACAGATTCTTCACTTAAGGGATTGAGGAATACTGGGGCAATAAGATTACAAGTATTATAATGACTATAAATAGAAAAAAAAGTTTAGTTAGCTGATAAGATGCCTGCAATTGTTACTGATCAATTTAGAATTCTTAATGCCACTAATTTCGTAGAGTCTATTGAGAATAATAATTACTACGTTTTTATTGGTCTACCGAATCCCACATATAAAGAAGCAGGAGATCCTGTAGTTGGTTTTGGTAGATCTGAGCAATGGAATTCAAATCCACCTCAACCACTTGATAGTTTTTCAAATAATTCTCATTTTAGTGATACTATGATGTTTGGTAAGAAGATAACTTCTGCCAATATTAGAAGGGTTGTGAAAAGAATTGATTGGAAAGTTGGAACTAGATATGAAATCTATAGAGATGATTATAGTGGTGCGAATAAAAGTGCCTTAGAATCAGCAACTAAGTTATATGATGCAAAATATTATGTAATGAACTCTGATTTCAAAGTTTATATTTGTATTGCTAATGGATCAACTGGAAGCAATCCTAAAGGAAATGTTTCTCAAGACGAACCAACATTTACTGATCTAGAACCATCAAAAGCTGGTGGATCTGGTGATGGTTATATTTGGAAGTACTTATATACTGTTTCTCCTAGTGATATTATTAAATTTGATTCTACAGAATATATAACAGTTCCAAATGATTGGGCAACAAGTACTGACCCACAAATTAGAGCAGTTAGAGAAAATGGTGATTCTACAGTAAATAATAACCAAATTAAGCACGTTTATATTGCTGATGCTGGTAAACAATATCAACCATTAACTGGACAAGAAGTTGATATTGTTGGTGATGGTACTGGTGCTAAGGCAAGAGTTGATGTTTCTCAAGGGACAATATCAAATGTTACTGTTAGTGCTGGTGGTAAAGGATATACGTATGGTTTAGTTGATTTAGGAGCAGTTAACAATAACTCTGCTGGTAATTCAGCTAAGTTAATACCAATCATTCCTCCAAGTAGAGGACATGGGTATGACATCTATACAGAATTAGGAACTGATAAAGTCTTAATCTACGCTAGATTTGACGATTCTACTAAAGATTTTCCTATAGATACAAAGTTTGCTCAAGTTGGGATTGTAAAAAATCCTACGACTATTGATGCTAATACTTCGTTTACTGCTGATCAGTTTTCATCGTTAGATGCGATGAAATTTAAAGATGATCCAACAAGTAGTTTAGATACTGAAAAAGTAACTGGAAATCCAACTGTTGGTGAAGAAATTCATCAAACATATGTAAACACTTCAGGTGATACCGTTAAGGCGAGAGCATATGTTGCTTCCTTTGATAAGGATACTAAAGTTCTAAAGTATTTTACTGATAGATCATTAGCATATGGTGGAGCACAGGATCATACTGATTATATTGGTATATCTACAATAGGTCAATTATATCCATTTAAAGCAGGAACTGTTGTTGAAGGACAAACTTCTGGATTTAAGGGATATGTTGATAACAATTATAATGGAATTACTACTTTTACTAGCGGTAATAAGCAGGTTAATCTCGATGTATTCTTCACAGGTGGGTTGGCCAAATCTGAGATAAATAAAGGATCAGGGGAATTGGTTTATATTGATAATAGACCTCTGATTGCTCGAAATGAGCGACAAAAAGAAGACGTTAAAATCATCCTGGAATTCTAAAGTAAAATGCCACAAAAGACTAACTTAAATATAAGTCCTTATTATGATGATTTTGATA